CCCCTCCGCGTGTTCAAAACGGTAGAACGGGACTTTCTTTAATGTCCACTTTTAATGGGGGCACGGGGGTCCGTGTCGCGCCGCCCTGGCCCCAGTATCTGTTGCATCTCAGCAAGCGAGTCCTCAATGCGCCCGAGCGAGAGCACAGCCAGCGTCAATGCCACAGCCTGCTCACGTGGCCCCTGCGCCTTGAGCGCCTGCTCGATCCGCTTCCGTGTCTCCTGTGCCTCTCTCTGAGCTGCAGCCAAGCTGCGTCTAAACGCGTACCCTCCCACCTTTGGCTTAGGCATCGCGGTGCTCCAGTTGCTCCAACGTGATCTCCTGCAATCGCTGCGCATCACGATCCCGCGCATCCATATACCGTTGCACGCTGCCGATGATCATCGGCAGTCCGCTGCAGAGAAACGCCACCACGATGTGATTGAACGCATCAACCCCGATCACCGGGATCATCAACGCTACTGTGATTGCCACACCTGCCACCACCAGGAATGCCGTATAACCACGGTGCCCCTCCGGGCGCCGTTCAATGGCTGTTACATACCTGTCATACAGCAGCCCAAACACAACCAACGCGCCTAATGCGCCAGCCTCATACGCACTCACTTCCATTTCGCCTCCATTTTCCAGCCTGAATTCTCTGATCCCGCCATAACGTGCTAAGCTGTAACCAGCACGTTAAAAACAAAAAACGCACGGTTCGATCCCACCACCGTACGCTCAGGAGGTCTTGATGACAATAGCACTGGAACCCCGTCCGCCGCCGTTCCCTTGAGGAGCAGGGACCGTCGTCCCCCACAACGGTCCCTGCCAAGGAGGAGAACGCTGGACGCCCAAATCCAGCAAAACCGGGTTCAGGAATCGAACCTGAGCGTAACAGCTCTCCCACAGAGCGCGCCCGGTTGTAAATTTTCACCCCTGGCTCCCCATAACCGTCAAAACGACCGCTAAACTCGCCAGATCCTGATTATTCAGCTTCTCCGCCCAGGTCTGGACCCGCAGCAGCAGCCATTCCCTGGTATAACGTGCTCCCAGCGCCTCCGGTGATTCATGCGCGATCTCCGTCGCCATCCGCCCCAACTGCTTCCGCACTGGCGCAACAGGCTTCACTTTATCCATTGATCGCCTCCGTCACAGGGCAGGGAATGGTAACCTCACCCATCCCTAGCGCCTTCTCCAGCAGCAGCACCACCATATTGCTGAAACTCCGCCGCTCTGCCTCTGCCAGCTCACTCACCCGCCGGTCCAGATCCCCCGGCATGTACACCGACCTTGTTATCCCCTCGTTCATTTGTCCTCCGTTTAATTTACGAACGTATCATTCGTAACATGAACTATATTATCATAGGATATATTAGATGTCAATAGATACGCGAACTAAATGTTCGAAGCGCGAACGATTATTGTTATAGAATTAGTACAAAACGTACATACGGGGAACATTGATGGGTTTTATAACGTGGGTTCGCGAACTGATGAACGAATACGAAATGGGCAATAACGAATTTGCTAGAAAAGGGGGTTTGCCAAAAAGCACGGCCTCAGAAACACTAAATGAGAATAGAGAGGTTGATTATGAATTCTGCGTTGGTGTATCAAAAGCTTTTGATATCCCCCTAGAATTCGTTCAGCGTAAAGCTGGTCTTCTACCACAAAAAAACGAGAGCTTCACTTACCAAGAACTTGTGGCTCACCTAAGCGAAATGTCTGTGGCTGAGCAGAATGAGGTCCTGCGTTATGTTCTGTTTCAAAAAACCAAAACCGCTCGCACCTCTGGCAAATCGGCGACCTCCGACGCAACCAATTAACAAACCCTGGAGGCCACCTGTGGCGATACAAACACAGCACGGCAGCGACAAAATAAGCGTGTAGTTTTTTGATCATAGCATGACTCCCATGGATATTATAGAACAAGTGTTCCATCATTGCAATAGGTAAAACGCACAAAATGACAAACCCTCAATTGCCTGGTGGGCACAAAATCAGCCGCTTATCACCGGCGCGATCGCCGTCTTTGTGCTGTGCTGCGCTCTCCCGGTCGGATCCGCCGTGGTCAATTCCGCCCTGCGTGGGGTAGGGATCCTGCCTACCTACACCCTCACGCCCACGATCCCTGCGCGCACATCCGTTTTACCACATCCGCATCCAACATCTTCCCCAACACCCCCACCGGATCCACCCACCGGATTCCCGGATCCAGCCACTCCCGCGTAAACGGATCCAGCGCCATGTCAAAATGCAAATGGTCTCCGCCGCTGTTCCCGGTCCAGTTCGCAAACAACCCCAGGTCCTGCCCCGCCTTCACCCGGTCGCCCGCTTCCACCACCGGCACAATATGCGCGTACCGCACCCAAAGCGGCTCGCCTTCATATTCCACCCTGATCACGATCATCGGCACGCCCGACCAGTTCTGCGTCGCATACTCCACCAACCCGTCCGCCACCGCATACACATGCAGCCCCAGCGTCCGCTCGATATCCCCCCGCGGCGCCAGGTCCAGATTCAGGTCCAACCCGCTGTGCTTGTACCCGTCATTCAGCGCGCCGGTCAGATCGTGCACGCTGGCGGCATACCATTGCTCTGGAGGGTACTTCGCATCCCCCACCGGATATGCCCACTGCGCCTCCACAGGAGGCCCTTCAGTGATTCGCCGCGCACCGTATACCCCGCAGTCCAGGATAATCGTCGATTTCCCATCCACAATGTTCAGCGTAAACTGATCATTCAACAAATTGGCTAAATCGTCACCCGCCATTTCGTCTCCCCTTCACACTGTTTACATAATCGATATACCGCCCATACAGCCGCACCCACCGGTCGCGCATCGGCTGCCAGCCGCCCACCGCCCCGCCCACCGTGAACACATGCGCCCCCACCACATACGGATCGAGCGCCAGCTGCTGGTCATACGCGATCAACTGCGCCATCATCTCATCATCCGACAGATGCTCAAACGTCCACGCGTCTGGACCGTACTCCGTGATAAACAGCGGGATGTTCAGCCCCTGGCCCACGATGTGCATCTCGTAGACGTACCGGTAGCGCGTCAGCAGGCTCACCTGATCCCGGGGCCATAGCCCGTATTCGTGCAGCGCGATCGCGTGCCCTCCTGCCGCGCACCACTCAAAAACGGTGCTGCCCGCCATAAAGTCCCACTCCCACGGCTCCGGCACCCCCGTGCTGTATGAGAAAATCGCTAACTTCTTCCCCCACGTCTCCGCGATCCGCATCGCCTCGATGTAAAACAGGCACAACTGCCAGTGACCGATCTCATTGGCAAAATCCTGCTCATTGATGATCTCCCAATAATCCACTGCGGGGTTAGCTCCCATCGTCGTGGCGAGTGCGTTCATCCGGTTCTGCGCCTGCCCGATCGGGTCCTGATTCGCGTCAAACCATTCCATGTTGATGCCCTTCAGGTCGATCACCCTGCCCACCGTCCGCGTTTTTGGATCCGCCGTCTTGATTATCGTCATCCAGCCCAGATCCACGCAGCCCTTCGCCGTCGCCATTGACCCGCCCAGCGCCATCACGTGCTGCTGGATGCTGGTCTGCCCGTCATCCCCCACGCCGTGCCACCACACCTTGCAACCGAACGGCGTATAATTCACCGGCACAAACCCCGCCGGTGGCTCCACGGGAGGCGGTTCTGCTGGCGCATCGTTATAGAGCGCTGCGTGATTTACTACAGTACCCGGGTAGTTCTCGACATAAAATGTATCCAGCGCCGTTTTATCCCAACTCCCCGTGTTGGGATACAGCACCGTCACCCGCCTTGAATCTAGGTCACCGATTCCCCCGTCATCCGCCGAAAACAGGACCGTCCCCCGCGTCGGGTATGCCAGCGCGCATGCCGCATTCATATCCTCCAGCGTCGCATCCTGCGGCAGCAAATACACATGCCTGGCATACTGCATGCGCGGCGCCCCCCTGCATGCGGCAGGCTGCGTTGACTCACTCTCAAAACGCACGCCATCAATGAAAAAATCCACCGCCGCCACCGTATGGCTCTCGAACTCCAGAACAATGTCCACCACGCCGTAAAGCGCCGTAAATGCCGGCGAATACACCATCCATGTCCGGTCTTGAAAATCGTTGCCGAACGTAAACCACTTCCCGGCTTGCCCGTTGATCGTCAGCCGCCAGTACGCGGCCCCCACATCCACGTTATACGGCGTCCCATCTTCCTTCAGCTTGCCGTGCACCTGCACCGGCACCGTTAACCGGCATTCCGCCCCCGGCGTCACCATAAACTGCTGCGCCAGCGTTGTCCGGAAAGCAGCCTCCCCGAACACCTTATACACCCTGTCCCCGTCCCGGATCAACGCATCCTCGCCCCCCAACTGCTCATCCTCCGGCAGCTGGATGCTCAGTTTATGCACACACTCCGGCGTCCGGATCACCTTGCGTTCCGTGTCCCCGTTGCCCGCCTTCGGCGCCAGCAGCGGATCGCCCGGCATCGCCCATGCCAGCGTCCACCCCTCAGGCTCCTGATTCCCGCCGGGCAGCGTCCGCCACCCGCCCTCAAACCCCCCATTGATCAACGTATTACCTCCGCCTCCATCATTTCCCATCCCTCTCCCTTCCTCCCCCATTGAGGGAGGTTAGGTGGGGGCTTACTCATTACGTTTTACTTATTACGTTGCCTTCGTCCCCGCCGCATACCACCAATTCTGCCCATCGCTCCACACCACATACTCCGCCGTGCCCGCCCCGCCATCATTCACCAGCGCCGTGAACCCTGCCCCTACCTCGTCCGGATCCCCGAAGATCGCATCCAGCTCCGCATCCGTCGGCGGGCTGCTCACATCACCCATATCCATCGCAATCGTCAACGCCGTTCCCGTCCTGGCATACCGCTCCAGATCCGCCACCCGCGCCCGCAGCGCTTTAGCCGCATCGATAAAATTCTCCGGATTGTGGTCCAGCTCCAGCAAACTCATACCACCTCCAACCGGCATGCCCCATCCGGCTGCCACTCCCGCGCGATGATCCGCACCGTCGTATCCACCGGCTGCCACGCGCCCGACCGCAGCAGCGCCTTCAACCCCACCGTGTCTCCCACATCATACGCGCTGTACATCGCCGGTGCCCGGTTCAACGCCTTCCCGACCGTATAGCGCATCGCAGGCGCCCTCATCGACGCCAGGAGCTGCGCCGCATTCGCATCCAGCGTTGCCTGTTCGCTCACTCCCGTCTGTACCTCTGCATACTCCCGGTACCCATATGCGCTCTGGCTCTCCGTGTCCTCCGCCTCGCTCGTAATCCGGCTTGATCCCCACCCATCCCCGGCGCCCGCCAGCCGGATCGCGTTCGCTATCGTGCCCTGCTCATCCAGCACCACCTCAGTGCAATTGTGCCCCTCAATCAAATGCACCCGGGATGATCTATCGCTCCCGCGCGCCTGGTACCAGTTCGCGTTAAACGTCAGCACGCCGTTTACATAGCTCGGGACCACCGCAAAATCCATCCCCGTCAGCGTCGCCAGATCGCCATACCGCGCCAGCAGGTCGTGATAGTGGTACTCCAGCGTCCGTGCATCCCCGCCCATATACACGCTGCCCACACTCACCCCCACCGGCATGATAGCAGACTCCTCCAGCAGCAGCGTGGAGAATATATACCCCGGCTCTTGCGATCTGAAATATCTGGATTTCGCCGTCACCCGCCAGTCAATCAGCTTCTCTGCCGTATACGCGTTCACCGTCACATTGTGCCACGTCCGCTGCCGCGGCGTATCGATCACACCGCCCCAGTCCGGCAGCCCATTATTAAACCGGATCAGCACCCGGTTCCCGAACGCCAGATTTGTCGGAGTGCACTTCACATCGCTGTACGACATCGAAAATACGGCCTTGCCCGTATTGTTCAACCGCCAGTTCACAAACTCCAGATTTGGCTCCACCTCCGCCAGCAGCGTATTGGATTTATTGAAAATCAACACCTGAACAGCCATCCCGCCTCCTAAACGTCTATACAAACTTCCCTCTCCCATTGGGAGAGGGGCCGGGGGTGAGGTCTCCCAAACGTTTCAACGTTCCAACGTCCTTAAAACATCCGCCTCTCCATCACGATCTCCACATCCAGCTCCACCGTATCTGCATCCGAGAAACTGATCACATTCTCCCCCTCGCCCAGCGGCAGCCAGTCCTGCCGCGTTCCGCCCACCTCCACCAGCGCCTGCTGCTGCGATTCCGTTTTATACGTCACCGTCTTGTTCACCGTATCCACAATCAACACCTGGTCCAGCTCCATATCCAGCGTTAGCACAATCGCCGCATCCTCCGCCTCATTCTCGATCGTCAGCGCCAGCGGATAGTTGCCCACCTCGCTCCCGATGGCCACCACCGGCGTGTAGCTGCTGTTCAGCGTGATGACACAATCCGCCGCCTCTAGTTTTCCATTTTGTGCGTTCAGTGTCAGCGCAACATATTTCGATCCAGCGGTAATTGCCTCGTTATCGCTCCAGGCCTCCCACGTATCATCTGCAGACGGGTCAGCAATAGTGTCCTCGGTAGTCCAGGTGTATCCGTTTGGACTGGACTGGATTTCTGCGGTGTATGCTGTTGTTGTTGTGATGTTCCATTTTTCGCCATTTGTAAAATTGGCATTGGTAATAAAACACGGGTTAAATAATGCCTCTCGAATCCATGTAGAGAATTGGTTATACAATCCGAGTTCTACCCACGGATCCGCGTCGGCTCCCTCCGTTCCGCCATAATACACCTCAGAGAAATTCGGGCGGTCCCAATGCCCGGACTGCAACCCGGTACTCTCCCCAAACTCCTGATATGTCCAACTGGTATTTGTGCTGGTTAGTTCGATGATGGGTTTGTAGTCATCATAATGTGAGTCTGTTGGGTCGGTAGCTGCCGCGTTCCCGTACACAATCCACACATCGTGCTGAATCCAGAACACATCCGCGTCTGCCAGATGCGCCGCGGCGCTGGTTGATTTTGCCGCCCGCGTAATGCCGGTAAACTGGCAACTGGCGTTCACCTTGCCTGTATACGTGAACGCCTCAGTTCCGATATAGAGAATACCAGACGTGGGTAAAAATGTGATGCTCCCGTTTACGTCAATTGTCGTCACGTCCCCGGAATCCGCAATTGCAGTTGCCAGCGTCATCGGTCTATCTGCCAGAAAATCCAGGTTTACCCACACCTGGGTTGTGGCGTGGTTCATGTTTTGCAGCCAGCGGTTTACCTCAATGCCGTCCACCATCACCCGCAGGTCGTCACCATCCGCCTGCATTTTGCTTGCGGTAACGAGTGTTGCGGTATCAAATCCATCGTTGACAATATCCACCGGATACCGGGTATAATTGTTTTCCGCCCGCCATTTTACGGGTATCCAGCGTTTGTAATCATAGCCGGAGCTTTTGCCCGTCCGTGGCGTGATATGCAGCACCGGATAGGCATCCACATCCCCCTGGTTATCGATCACGCAGCTGTACGCGCCCGCTCGTATCACGTGCCGGAAATAATCCCCATCCCTCATCCGCCAGCGCGCGTCCTCGTCCACCACCAGGCTGCTCACCAACCCCTTATCGCTCTCCCGGCCCTTCACCCGCCACGGCTCCGCCGCCACGCACCGCACGTCCACATGCCGCGCTTCGTTCTGACGCCCGTTGGCATAGTCCAGTGCCACATCAGCGGCAGACATTGCACTGTCCAGTACCAGCACGCCGTCAATGAATCCAGATATCGCATCGCTATCCGCAATTGCCAGCCCGGCGTCCGTCGGAGCGGGATAGTAATATGTTTTCGTATCGCCGAATTTCGCCCCGTCCAGGTACAATATCTGGCCCACTAAAATATCCCACACAAAATGGATACAGTGCCACGTATCAACCGCAAAATTTACATCTGTCAGCGCGCCAAATCCGGAATAAGTGCTTGCCATCGCTGTAGCTAGTGAATCGTTGGTGGCGATATAAACGCCAACCCCCGCCGCAGTGCCCCAACGGAAAACCCATCTGTTATTGCTGTTATCGTCTACAGCTGATGTAGACTTGACCCAGAAACGCACTGTCCCGGTGCGTTTTGGCAAATCTGCGGCAGACAGGGTGATGGTATTATTGCTCGCTGCCCAGGTGCTGGTGGAGGCGTGCGCCGTCCCCGCCCAACTGCACCCCGGCATATCGCCGTGCGCGGTGGGCAGTTTATACTGTGTCCCCGTCAACTGGAGACCATCAAAAATCACATCCGCATTGGCTGTTTTAACAAAAACGTTCAGCGTCCAGGTCTCCTCCTCTACCAATCCGGTGGCATTGTCTGAAATGCGCGTCCACACGCCAATATGCGCGTCCGTCAGCGTCAATTCGGCAGAGAGAGCCGCAGCTCCAGTGTCAGACCCATCGCCGGTTAATCCGACCTTCGCGCCTGTCGTATAACTGACCACGTAGACCCACACTGACAGATTTGCAACATCGATGTCGGTTGCCCCTGCGGTCTCGGTCACGCCGTAGTTATCCGCCCCGCCGTCCGTTTTTGCGATCCGCTGCGCCTGGTTGCCGTATTTTGCAATACCGCTCTCGCTGCGCGTCCCTGCCCCGGTGCCGGTCGCGTATGCAGCATACCCCGCGCATAAACCCGACGTGTACGTCCCGCAAAAAATAGGGTTGGGAATGTAATTGATAAACGCCTCCCCGCACTGCAAGCCCTCGCCCGGCGCCGTGTACCAGCTGCCCGCCATATCCATCACCAGGTCATCCCCGCGCAGCACATCCCGCGCGTGCCAATCCCCGTCGCCGTCCCCGTACACATCCCACGGCCCCAGGCTCAGCAGCACATTCCCCGCTCCGGCGCCGGGCCACACGTGCTCTGCCATCGTCAGCCTGCGGCTCACATCCTTCTCCGGATCCAGCATCTGCATCAGCGCCCTGCGGCTCAATTTCCGCGTCGTGTGGCTCGCCACATCCCAGATCGTGCGCAGTGTCATCTGCCCCGCCAGCAGCTCCATCCCCGCCGCCACCGGCCTGCGGCCCACCCGTGACGCCATCAACGCCTGCGCCCCCGGCAGCCCGTACGCCCCATCGATAAACTGGCTCTGCCACGTTGCCCCGTCATTGATTACCAACCCATCTATTGCCAACGGTTTCCCAACCATTCACCCTCCTCACGTTCCAACGTTCCAACGTTCTAACGTTCCAACGTTCCAACGTTCTAACGTTCTAACGTTGTAACGTTGTAACGCAACACGCAATACTTTTCACGTCCCCATCGCCGCCACCTGCTGCAGCAAACTCTTCCCATCCTTCGCTTCCCGCACATGCAGCCCCCCGTAAATCGTCACACTCTGGTCCCGGCTGTCACTCGCCATCCCTGCCTGGATCACCCCGCTCACCAATCCCCCCGCCATCCGCGCCGGCATATCTGCCAACTGGGCAATCCCCTCCGCCAGCCCCATGCTCACATTCTGCCCGATCTCCGCAAACACCTTCGACGGCGATGAAATCCCCAGCAGCCGCTTTGCCGCGTCAATTGCCCCCTGCACCACGCCGGTCACCGCATTGATCAGCTGCCCCGCCATCTGCTTCGCACCGTTAATCAACCCCTGAATCAACCCCTTACCGGCTGCCTCCAGGCTGAAATTAGCGATAAACGTCTTCACATCATCCAGGATTTTCGACGTGATTGTTTTCAACATATCGAAGTTATTCTGCCACGTGCTCACAAACTCATCCGTGCTGCTCCCGATAAAGCCCAGCACCGTCTCCAGAAACTCGCTGGCGTACTTTTTAATCGCGTCCCATATTCCGGCGGCCGTGTTTTTGATGGTGTTCCACGCGCCTTCCCAATCTCCCTGCACCACCTGCATAGTCAGCGTGATAAACCCCAGCACCGCCTGGATAGCCGCGTCCACAATCCCCTTGATCACCACCCACACGGCTGCCACAAACAACTGGATGGCTGGCCATACCGCTTCCCACACCGCCTGGATGCGGCCCATCACGGCCTCGATCGTCTGCTGGATCAGCGGCATATTCGCCTGCACCCACGCCACGATCACCCCGATCTGCTCGCTCACAAACGCCACCACAGGGGGCAGGATGGTATTGATTACGGTCTGCACCGCGGCCCAGATGCTCTCCCACACCCCGCGAAGCGTTTCCAGCGCGCCTGGGCCTTCATTCGTCAGCCACCCCACCACCAGGGCAAATATCCCCTGCAGTATGGGCCACACCGTCTCCACCGCTGCCTGAATCTGTGGCCACGCCGTCTCCCACATCGCCTGCAGCCGCGCGATCGCCCCAGGCAGGTTATCCGCCAGCCATCCGCCAAATTCGGTTGCCCACGCCACCAGAGCCGGGCCGTACTCCTGCGCCAATCCCGCCAACGGTGTGATCAATGCCCCCAGGGCTGGCAGCAGCGCCGTGGCGATACCGTCCTTGGTGTTCTCCAGCGCCACCCGCATCTGCGCCAGCGATTGCGCAGTCCCACCCGTGTTTTCGCCCAACCGCTCGATAAATTCGCCGCCCTGCGCGATCACCGCATTCAGCAGCGCCTCCTGCTGTTGCTCCTTCGTCATCTCATTGGTCGTGATCCCCAGCGTGTCCGCGTACGCCTGGTACGCCTCCGCCTGGTTGATCGTCAGTCCCAGGTTGTCCAGGATCATTGGGCTTGCACGCCCGATGCCTTTCACCAGGCTGTCCAGCATAAAGCCCACGTCCTGCCCTGTCGCCGCCGCGCTCGCCTGCGCGATCTGCAGCAGCACCGGGAACTTCGTCGCCATGCTTTCGCCCACCAGCAGCATCGCCTCGTTATATGAGGTCATCAGATCCGCGTCCGTCACCATCCCGTTGGACGCCTCACGCATAGAGGCCAGCACCGCATCGGCGCTGGCCCCTGCACTTGCTGCCAGATTCTCAAACGATCGCCGGATCTGATCCAGCGCCGGGGCTTCGTTCAGCAGCGTGTCCCCGATCGCCCTGCCCAGCTCCCCGATCTTCTGAATTGCCCCCGTGATCAGGCTCCCTGCCAGCGCCCCCAGCGCCCCACCGGCTGCCGCGCCCAGCGTCGTCAACCCGCTGCTCGCATTCCCCAGCACGCTGGAAACGCCCTGCTCCGTCCCTCTCAGAATTAGCTCAATCGTATTTCGGCTCAAGTATCAGGCATACGTCACCCCGACTCGTCTCCTACCTCAAAATATTGACCGGCAGGGCTGAGGTATTAGCCTCTTCAACAAGGTTGATCAGACCCCATCTATCCGGTCATCACATCTATCATTCTACCGTTCGTAGTAGAGACTTCAGACTTCCGACTTCAGACTTCCGACTTCCACCGCCTTATCTCTTCCGCCTTATTCCTCATCGCCAGATCCAGCAAACAGCGTCTCACGTCCATCTTGTCCAGTTCCTCGTGCGTGCAGTGATACAGCTCAATCAACTGCAGCTCCACCCACGCCCACGGCGCCGGATGCGCCTCCGAACCTGTATGCAAATGCATCGCGAGCTGATCTAAAATCAGCTCGCTGGAACTGCTTTTGGGCCTACATCGGCTCCTAACTGCGAAATCAACCAGTTCAACTCCGGAAAGGTCAGCTCCTCGAACACCTCCGCATTATCGCGCGGCTGCGCCAGCGGCTCGCCTTCCTCATCCGTCCAGTTCCACGCGAGCACCAGGCTGCTCATCACCGCCCCGATCCTGCCGAAAGCGTCTAGCGCCTCCTGCTGATTCGTGCCGAAGTCCACACTCGCAAACGTCGCCATCTCCGCCACCGCCCGCAAATGCTTCAACCGCAAACTAGCGCGGAACTCCACCCACGTTCCCGGTCCTTGCGTCTCAACATCGTCGCTTGCCACCCGGTTCGTTGCCACCGGTCTGCCCTTTTCATCCAACGGAACCCGCTTCGCCTCTTCCATCATCGCCTCCTACACTGATTATCAACCTGGGAGCGCCGCCTGGGAGCGCCGCCTGGGAGCGCCGCACCCCAGTGCGGCACATTGCGGCATCTCAACGCTTAATCGCCTCCAGGCACAACCCCTACCGTCACCGTCGACGTGATCTGAAACTCAATCTTCAGCGCTACCTTATCCCGGATCTTGAACCCGACGCTGCGCTTCGTCACAATCGCCTCCGCGCTATAGGCCGGCAGCCCTGCAACATAGCCTTGCGGATACCAAGCCAGAGTATTGCTTGCTCCGGGTGGGCACGCATTATACACATCCCCCCCGCTGTCATCAAAACCGTCAAACACAGCCTTCCGGTCCGTCACCCCGCCGGGAATATACGTGCCGTCATTGTCCCCAAACGCCGTCACGTCCGGAGCCGCGTGCTCCTCATCCACATCCAGCGACGCCCCGTGATCTGAAATCGTCGTTGCGTCGAATGTCACAAACAAATCCGATCCAGAATATTTCGTCATCAATCCCTCCTATGGATTGCCGCCTGGGAGCGCCGCACCCCAGTGAGGCACAATGCACCCCAATGCGGCATATAAACCCCAGTGCGGAATGTTTATACCGTCCCTGCCGTCAGCGTCCCGCTCAACTGAAACTCCACCTTCAGCGCCACCTTGTCCCTGATTTTCAATCCAACGCTGCGCTTCGTCACAATCGCCGTTACGCTGCGAGACGGCTTCCCGGCTGAATTCCCCTGTGGATACCACAACAACGTCGAACTTGTCCCCGGCGCCACGCCCGCGAAAATCGTGCCTGCTGTGTCGTCGAAACCGTCAAACGTAGCCTTCCGGTCCGTCACCCCGCCGCCCACATACGTGCCGTCATCGTCTCCAAAGGACGTCACATCTGGAGCCGGGTGCTCCTCATCCACGTCCAGCGACGCCCCGTGAACCCCGATATTCACGCTGTTGAACGTAATCGCCAAATCACTCCCCGCATATTTCGTCATCTCTCAATCCCTCCTATGGATAACCGCCTGGGAGCGCCGCACCCCAGTGCGGCACAATGCACCCTAATGCGGCACTACGCATACACCGTAAACACCAACGTCACCTCATCACTCCGGTACTGCTCCCCATCCACAATCACATAATCCGGCTGCGCCCGCTCCAGGTGCAGCTCCTGCCAGTTTCCCTGGCTGTCCACCCGGTTAGCCGCCACCACCTGCCCCACCGCCTGCAGCAAATCGTCCAGCGTATCCTCCGCCGCATCCGCGTTATCCCGCTTCACAAAATTTGTGTGCAGCAACCGCACCGTCACATCCTGCGTGGCCCCGCCAAACGTATCGATCTCCTGCTCGTACAAATCCCCGTGCACCGTCGCCACCGGCGTCTTCCCGTCGAACGTCTTCGGCTGGTGGTCATACACCGCCTGCCAACTCCCCTTCGTCGTGCACAGCGCTACCCACCTCGTTCGTATCGCCCCTCTATCCGGAATCGTCATTCATGTCTCCTGTTTCCTTCCTCCCCCATTGAGGGAGGTTAGGTGGGGGCTTACTCATTACGTTTTATACATCCGCCCCATATAATCCGCGCACGTCGCCAGATCCCCGAATCCCGTCAGCGACCGCCGTTTCTCATCGATCACCACCGCCACCGCCGTGCTCGTATTCGGATGCGCGAACCCCTGCTTTTGCGCGAACTCGCTCACCTCTAGATAACTCCCTGCCAGCATCGCCATCCCGGTTTCCCCCGCGTTATTGAACTCCCGTACCAGCCCGCTGGCGTGCGTGTGCGCCCCCATCCCGATCACGAAATTCTTGTCGAACTTTGCTGCGCGCTCAATCCCGTGCGTATCGTTATAAATCGAGCTCCCCCGCCATTTATGCCGCGCCCGCAGCGGTACCGTCCATTCACCTATCGTTACATTAATCAGCACGTCATACGGCTCATAGAGAACTGTGGGAGACAGACCTTCCAGCACCGCCTCAAAATAACTGATCCCCACCAGCGTCTCCAGCCAGTTATCGTGATTCCCCAGCACCAGCGCCACCAGCGAATCACCCAACATCCCCAACACAATCCGCAGCAGCGCCCACTCATCCGGAATATTCAATCGCGTTTTGTTTCTGTAGTCCTTGAGCTTGCCCACAATATACTGATTCACCCAGTCTCCGACGCCCACCACAAACATCCCCGGCGTGCTCCCGATCAGCGCCGCCTCTGCCTCAATCCGCGGATAATTCACCCCCTGCTCGCCCAGGTGCAGGTCCGCCATATTCACCAGCGCGATCGGACCGTGATCGAACACCAACCCCTGATACTGCTTATACCGCACCAGCTGCTTCGTCCGCTCCCACTCCGCGCATGCCCGGTTAAAAACATCCTCCGGATCCGGCGCACTGTCACCTGGCTGCGTGCCCTCTACCGCCAATACCTGGGGTGGGGTGGGTGTAACCACCAATCCAGGATTTAGCTGCTTATAGCGCCGCGCCGCCGACCTGACCTTCTCCTTGGGCTCCTTCAGGATCTCCGTGATCTCATTCCACGTCCTCCCCTCCACCCACGCCATCCGCGCCGCTCGCTCTCCTAAATCCATCACACTCCCTTACGAAATACGCAACACGCAATTCGCTTTACGCATTACGCTTTATGCTCCCGCTCTCCGCACCATCCCCGCAATATCCGCCTCCGCCTGCGCCACAATCCCCGGACCATCCTCCGCCACAACCCTGTCATAAAATGCGTGGCTCCCGCCCCGATCGTGCTCCGCCTTTGCGTAGGCCACATTCGTGCCCACCACACCATAAATTTCATTTCCCCGTACCCTCACCCGTGGAAAATGGCTGTTTTTCAACCGCCCCGTAATCACATGCGTGATCCCCGTCGCATACCGGTGCGCCCGCAGCGTCATCCCCGCAAACACAGCCCGCAGCCCGTCCCCCGGATCAACGTCCGTCAGCAACCGCTCCAACCGCGCCTGCGTCTCCGCCAGTCCCTGAATCTCAACGTCAATCATGCAACTGATCCCCTATATCTACGGACCGCCGCACACTGGGAGTGGCGGCGAAGAAATCGGTGACAAATAATTCCCCCACTGCGACGATGCGTGCCGCCACTATTCCCCCCTCAGTTCATCCACCATATTGTGTCCTCATAATGGCAACCATAGCGCCAGCACAACAGGTGGCGACCAGCCGGCTTGTGAAGTGTGACTTTGCCGACATTGATATGTCTGGCCTTGATATGTCACTATGTCACCAACTTTGTATGCAATTGGATACGACCATTCAGCCGTAGGTGCAACCACCGCAGCCCATAGTGCCGGTACTACGGGTGGCGTCCAGTCTGACTGCGTAACGTGCGCTTGTATGCACTCATACTCAGTGCCGGCATACATCCTATGCCAGCCAACCTCTACCCGCTCACTGGCTATCCAGTCCAGTGTTGTATCAGCGTCTTTGCGGTACACGCGGTACAATGCCAGCACGCTAGGCGGTTGCCAGTCGGCTTGCGCGGAGTGCGCCTGCCTGACCACGTAAAGGTCATCACCGTAGGTCACAATATCATCAACGCTGTATGCTGTACCAGACTCCCACGCAGGGTATAACTCTGCAACTGTAATCGCTTCTGTTGCCGTGACTTTTTCGGTCGCTACCAGCTTGTCCAGATACCCGTCCCTCTCAGTAATTACAATCGCTACGTCCACACCGTCCGGTAGCGTCTCGACGTGTTCCGGGTCTGGCTCTGCCGGTCGTTCCTGCACGCCGTACAGAAACTCGGTCACATCTTCAGGATTTTTTTTCCTTACGAGCACCGTTTCCCACATTTCTTTGCTGCGTGCCAGTGCTTGCTTTTTATCGTCGAATTTAATGTATGTCATTTTACGTTATCCCTACGTTATCCCGTAGTAATCCATCAGCGCCGCCTCCGCCACCTGCCGGTCTCCCGTTGATAGTGCCGAATCGAAGACGGCGACCGTACCGATGTAGCCTGACCAGAATTTAGTAGTGAGATTCTGAGCGCCAATCGTGATACCGTCTGCATTTTGCGTGCCGGCATCACCCGCGGCGTTTTGCACTCCATCCACCCACAATACGCTGGATGCGGCGTTAAATAGCATCGTGAAAAGATGGGTGGCATCATCTGATGCGCCGCCTTCGAGTGTGGCGCCTGCATAAAGTGCCCAGCAATCCGGAGTTGTAGCTACCCGTTTGTAAATCTCTGACCTATTTGTCCCGTCGTCTCCGTCTATAAGGTAATACGCCTTATCATCATTCCCCACTCCATCTACCAGGTCAGCCAATACTACAATTGTAAACGGCTGTGATAGCGCCCCGCCATTAGTATATGCGCCTTGCAGGCAATGCGATGTGCCGTCATACTCGCCCACACCATGCCCGTTAATAACATCGTCACTAAAAATTGGCTGGTTATTAGCAGTCGCCTGGGTGACATTATCGCCGCCTATCTGGTCGTAGAGCGTGACAATGCGCACCTCGCCGCCAGCCCACGCTGCCACCGCAGCATAATCAATCTCGCCTGTGGCGGTATAGCTGAAGTTCGCTTCAGCATCGTCGCTGGTCCTCCGCAGACGCACCAGATCACCGGTATACGACGTGAGTACCCGGCACGTCGGGGACCACACATGTACCAGGCTGCTTTCCACGGCGTCAAACATGCCGGCAAACGCCGCCGTCGCCGCTCGTCTGCTCAGCAACGCCCGCCTTGTACCGAATAACATCATCTCAGTCCTGCATCGGCGATAGCACGATGGTCGCCACCTCTGCCGACTCCGGAGTATACGCCCCGCGCAGCTCGATCACCGGGTACAAACTCGCATCCCCTGCCGCGCACTTGATCGTCCGCGTCTTCTCGAACACATACACGATCCCTCCCGCGGTCACAAACGAATTCGCATTCGCGCTGTCCAGGAGCGTCACCAGCGTCTGCAACTCCGCATACGTCGGCGAGAATGCCGCGTTGTCGTTGTCGATCGTGACTGCCTCCCTGAACAGATACAGCCAGAACGCCCGTGCGGTCGTCCCGCTGAACATCACCATCAGATCCGTCAGCGCCCCACTCAGCCCCGCGATCCGCGCCACATTCTCCAGCTCCGGCGTTGTCGGTGTCGACGTGCTGTCCGACCAGATATCCCCCGACGCATAATCCGTTGTATTTGCCGGTCGTGTAATCGCGCAGCTACTCCGTCCGATCACCCCGCCGATCACATTTCGTTGACTTGGCATACTCGGTTCAATACCCATTTACCCAACCTCCTCATATGTAACGTTTCAACGTTTTAACGTTTATACGTTTTCTTCCACCACCAAATGCATAAACCCGGAGCTGCCATCCCACGGCCAACTGCCCCTAAACCGCACCACATACGCCGTTCCACCCACAATCAACTGGTCCCCTTCCTCCACGTCCGCATCCTGGCAATACGTCTCCAGCGCCTTCCGTGGCGAATTCAGCCCCAGCGTCTGCACGATCTCCTCACTGGCTGGCATCAGCGGCAGGATCGCCAGCGACGCCAATTTCGCCGTCATCCCCGTCCCTGTCGAATTCCTCTTCGTTGACACCGTAACCGTCAAGCTATCCTCAAACGCACTCATTACTCCTTACTCCTTACTCCTTACGAAATACGCAACACGCAATACGTTTCACCCCATCTCATAATCGTCAGCCCTATGCCGCATCTTCCGCACCGTCGCCTTCCCCCCGCCTGCCGCCTGCGTCGCCTTCGCCAGCATCTCCGCCGTCTGCGACCTGGCTTCCCGCCTGGGTCCTATTGTCAAATCGGTCACGGTCGCATAATCACGTTCCAGCCGCCTCAGCATCTCCAGCTCCACCGCATCCAGCAACCCCGCGATCATCCCCGGGTCAACATAGCGCACATCAGGCTCCCCCGTTTCCGGATTCACCGCGCCAGTGTTCCGCAGTCCCGCATCCACCGCATACGTATAATCCCCCTCGGTCAATGCGCCCACCGCTGTCGTGCTCAAACTGCGGTCCGTCGCCAGTTGGCCCAGATGCGCGTGCACCCGCGCCGCAATCTCTGCCCGGGTCAGCGGCACAAACCACAGCCACACGTCATCCACGCTCACATCCGCCCCGGAATCATTGCTGATCGTCAGCGTAAACGTGGTCCCTGGCGCCAGCCCGACCTCATCCGTATTCTCAGTCCAGGTCGCCGCCGTCCCCTCCAGGGAGAGCGCCACCAGCGTGTTGCCGTCGCCATCCGTCAGCGTCGCCAGCACCTCATTCGTAATCAGCGTATTCGTCGGCTTCACCGCGCTATGCAGCGAATAGCTCCGCGCATATGCCACCCCGAACGTCTGCGAAATCGACCCGCCATCCTCCAGCAGCGCCACGCCATAGTGATCATCACCGGCGCCCGCGTTGTAGGCCGCGTCCACCGCCGTCCACCCGTTCAGATTGTGCAAAAACCGCCCATTCACCAGGTGATTCCGTTCCGCCATCCCCACTCCTCGCTGTACTCAGGAAGGGAAGGGGCCGGGGGTTAGGTCTCCCAGCCCCTACCTATGACTCGTTACTCGTTACTCGTTACCTCTGCCTCGACCGCCTGCGGCTCCGGATTCCACGGCTCCGCGATGGGATCATCAAACCGCTGCTCCGTGCGCTTTTCATACTCCGCGATCTCCGCCGCCGTCGCCACCCGCCAACCCACCGTTCGCAGCCGTGCCGCCGCATGCTCCCGCGTCACCCCGTGCACCGCCCCGGCAGGATTCACCACATAGTACCTCACCATTCCACCCTTCTTCGCCATACCGCCTCCTCGAGCGTTTTAACGTTATTTATAAACCACCTTAATCGTCGGTGTGACCGCATTCGTGTTCGCCACAGTTGCCCGGATCCGGAAATACCGCCCCACAATCGTGGCTGACGTGTAACTCGTAGCATCTGCCGCATTCGCGCTCACCACCGTCGCGTAGGCCGTCTTCCACATCACATTGTCCGGGCTCGCATCCAGGTACAGCGTCATCGTATTGGTCGTACCCTGATCAATGCTGTACCACACCTCTGCCGTGGTCTTGTCGTTGCCGTCCCAGGTCCACTGCCGGGCTGAAAACGTGGTATTTGCCGCGATCGACGCCGAATTGATCGTGATCGGGAACCCCGCCCCGGCTGCCTCAACAACTGCAGGCTCTGGCTGCAGTGCAACCATCACCCCGCCAACCATCACCATTACCAGCATAACCGCCAGCAATATCTTCCATCCTCGTTTGATAAATACTCGTGTCATCGCTCCCTCCTGCTCTTTTTAGGGACCCGGTCTCCCGGATCCCTTACTTAACACATCAACCGTTCGTAGTAGAGGTTTTAACCTCTATCCGCCTAAATTTCTGTGGTTCTTACCACAACGCCGTGGCTGTCCCGCAGCTCAGCGACCCCGTACAACACATCGATCGTGCACTGCACGCCTAGATAATTCGCGCTGTAGCTCATCGTCACCCGCAGCCCAAACCCGTCCTCGCTCATCACTTTCTGGATCACTCCCATGCCCGCCGGTGCCGGTGGCAGGGGCCGTGTCGCCAGGACCAGCGCGTTCCGGTGCATAAACAGGTTCTTGCACTCACTGGTCGCTACGGTCACCTTCTGATCCACATACACATCGAACCCCACGAACCGGCCCGAGAACGCATTGATCAGCCCCTGCGGCGCCCCCTGCAGTCCCTGGTAATTCTGGTTGACGAACTTCTCAATTCCCAGCAGAGCATACTCCGCATCCTCGTGCAGGACTGCCACCCGGTTGCCCAGGGGGGCCTTCGCGGCATTCAACAGCCTGCGAGCTGCCCGGAAATCGTCCTCGCCCAGACCGCCGGTGGCATCAACCGACTGGCTCAAACCGCTGTACAACGCGGCGAGATCCTCATCGATCTGCTCGGCGATCACCGCCATCCCGTCCATCACATACCCGTTGATATAATCGGGCCTCGCCAGCGCCTTCGCCAGGTCCTCGATCAGGAAGCTGACTTCCTTGTGCTTGTTCAGCGTCACGCTGCCAGCCGTGTCGCTGACCTGCTGCAGCGTCACCACACTGCCCTGGGTTTTGTCATTCGCCGACAACGCGCCTCGGAACGGAATCGTCACCGTCTGCCCGTACTGCGCCACCTCATCATCCCAGTCGCGTGCCACCAACTGGGCCAATACCGTGTTGGCCTTCAGATAACCCAGCGCCTGTGCCGCCACAATTGTCGGGATACTGTTGCTCAACTGCGTAGTCGTAATATTCCCTGCCATCTCCATACCTCCATAGTGATATAAATTTTAATAGTCCCGACTACGTGTTTAACGTGCTACGCCACGTGGAACTCAATACACACTCTCCATAACCCCCCTGGGAGCGCCGCACCCCAGTGCGGCACATTGAGGCATCTTTCGCCTATGAATGCCCCCACAACCTCCCCGCATTCTTCCGGATCTCCTCCGGGCTCATTGCCTCAATATCCAGCGGCGTCCCATTTCCCCCACCTGGTGGGGGAGGATTCCCCGGTCCCGTGGGTGGCTTCAAAAATGCCGCCAACCCCTTCGCATCCTGCAGCATCTCCTCCCGCGTGGTTCCCTGCAGCCGCCCCGCCATCCCCAGCGGGATCTTCGCCTCTACTGCCACCTGCATCCGCATCCGCTCAGTCCGCTCTGTCTGTAACTCAGCCTGCGCCTTCTCGTACAACTGCTGAAATTTCTGCTGTTCTTTCAGCTTCTCTTCCTCAGCCGTCGCCTGCGCATCCGTCAGCGCCTTCAACGTCTCCTGGGCCTGCCGCAGCTCATCATTGATCTCCTTGAACCGCTCATACGGCACCGGTCCCGGTTGTACGTTGTTTGTAGTAGAGGTTTCAACCTCTATCTTTTTTCCGTTTCCACCACCATCATTTTCCTCCGCCATCGTCGCCTCGCCTCCTTACGAAATACGCAACACGCAATTTCCCCAACTTCAAACTTCCGCCTTCCGCCTCTCCGCTTCCTTCCTCGCTGCCTCCCGCATCCCCTCCGTCGTCATCGCCGACCCCTCCTCAAACTTCGGATGGTACGCCACGCTGCTCGTCCTGCAGTTCCAGTGGAATCCCGGATACATCATCCGCGGCTGGAACGCCTTCCTCCCCGTCAACTCATACGGCTCATTCAATCGTCGTATCTGCCCGTGTACCGCCAGACACGTGTCCGTCGTCTCCGGCGTGATCGCCGCCACCGCCTGCTTCATCAACCCCGGGATGCTCTGCTCCCACTCCCGGTAATACAGGTCGCGCGCGCCGTTGTTCGCCTCGATCACCCCCCGCCGCGCCGCGCGTACCGCGCTCACTTCCCCGTTCACAAACACGCTCGAATCTTTCGCCAGCAATCTCCGCACAATATCGTCAAACGGATCGCCCCGGATCAGTCCACCCCGCAGCTCGCTGATCAGCACCGCGCCCAATTTCCCCTGATCCGCGCTCAATGCCGCCAGCGCGTCCTGCAGTCCGATCTCAACCGACGTGAAATCCACCATCGTGAACTGCAGATCGAAATACCGCGCAAATATCAGCGCTTCATCCTTGGCCCGGTCGGTCGCGCCGTCATACGCCTCATCGAACGCCCCGCTTGCAATCCTGCCCACTTGCCCCTGCAGCGCCATCAACCGCAGCTCAATCTGTGCAAACAGAGACTGGTCCCGCGCCAGATCCTGAATAACCAGGCGTTTTTGCTCCGCATCCAGCCCCGGCATTTTTAACGTCGCCTGCCGTTCTGTGATCGCCCCCAGGATTTCCAGCCGCGCTGCCTGATATGCCCGCGAGATCTCCCGCACCACCTTCCTGTCCAGCCGGTCCAGGAAAAGCAGGTCCTGCGCGTTAATTTTCAGTAACTGATCTCTGGGCCCCGGGTTCGCCATTCAATAGCTCCTTCTGCATTTCCAGATTCTGCCGCTGCGCTTCCACCGTCAGCGCCAGGCTCTCGATCCGCAGCGCCGTCTCCGTATCCAGGGGCAGCACCCGCCGCCCGTTGTCCAGCTCTAGACCATCATCCGCCAACGCAGCAACCTCTGGGATCCCCATCTGGCTTCCTGCCAATCCTGCAATTTTCATCGCCGCCGCCAGTCCCGCGTCATAATTCGGCCTTGCGCGCAGCATCTTCAGCGTCAGCTCCAGCATTTGCATTTCCAACGTCGCCGTCGCCACCCGCTCCCGCTTCCGCAGCTCCGTGAAACTCAGCTCCGGCAGCGCGTCCAGCACATTCTCACGCACCGCCTTCACGAAATTCAGCACACCCTCGATATCCAGATTCGCCACCAGGGCATCCGCCTTCCCGCCCTCTGGCAGGAACCACGCGTTATCCCCGCTTTTCTCCAGTTCTGTCGGCTCTACGCCGGATAACGCCCATTGCGGCTCCACGTGCTTTTTGATGATGTCCGCCAGGTAACTTGCCAGCTCGTTCACCTCATCCAGCATCTCGATTGCCCGTTGGTACGTGCACGCCCCGAGCTGCGATCCGTCCTCAATATGCCGCACTTCCACATACGGCACCACGCCCAATGGATTAGCATACGCCGCTTCACGTCCCCCAATACCCTGAGGCAGCCCATTCACGAACGTCCGCACCCATTCCGCTGTGGTCACCTCAGCGTACTCGTATGGATCACCTCCTGCCGCATTATTCCATGCAACGTCTTGTCTCCGCTCTACATAGAGCGCCTGAGCCGGTGCGTCGGCGTACGGGCCGTTGCCCGTCAGCATCAATCGCGTGGGATTGATCGGCGCCAGCATCACCCGCATCGAGCTGCGGTCGTCCACTACCTTCAAACAGCTCACCCCGTGAACCGCGCCGTAATGCACAAACAACACTCCGCGCATCGCCCACCGGCTGACCCTGAATAACTGTTCCATCCCAATCCGCCAGGCTGCCGGTGCATCATCCGCCAGCGCCCAACCGCCTGGGATCAATCCCGCATCCACATCCACCGCACGCGCAAAAGGCAGAAACAGCGGCTTGATCCCCTTGTACAGCCGCTTCCACAGCGGCCCCAGGATCGCCTGCAAGCTGCGGTATACCGTCCCATCGTAATACGCCCCGCGTGCCTGCAGCTCCATCGTCCGAACCTGCCACGCCTGCGTCAATGGCTTGAACTCATCTGTCTCAAAAATACTGCTTACCTTCGCCATTCATACCCCTTATGGGAGCGCCGCATGAGAGCGCCGCACCCAAGTGCGGCACAATGCACCCCAATCCGGCACATTCTAACGTTCATAAAAATTCACCGTCCCCGTCACCATCTTCCGCCGCTTATTCCCCAGCATCTGCACCCCGCCGCTCACCGCGTCCACCTGATCATCATGCGCCCCCAGCGGGAACGCAATGCACTCGCTCAAAAAAGACCCCACATCCCAACCGTTCCCCGTCACCAGGTGCACCAGCCCGTCCTGGATGCGGCTCGCCCACACATTTGCCCGGACCGTTTTATCTCCCACCTGCTGTGGATTCACCCCCACGATCGAGATCCCCGCCAGCTGCGGGTCGCGCTGCAGCTCCTGGAAATAACCGCCCTGCTGACCAGAGATCTCAATCCCCTGCGTCACCGCTGGACCGTCGCGCAGCATCACCTCGACCATCCGCTTCCGCGCATCCGCCCACGGTCCCGGAATGCGCGCAATATGCTCAATATAAATTTTCCCCTCATCGCAGCTCAGCCGTCCGCCGCTGATAAAATCTGCGCGCTTGTTCCGGCTCACTGCCAGATCCCAATAGCGCACCGCCCACAGGCCCTTCGGCAGCTCATCCAAACGGATCTGCAAAATGCTATACGCCTTGATCAGCGCGCCCTCCAGCCGTTGTGGTCGCTGCTGGTACATCGCTTCCCACTCATAGGCGCCCACATTCGCCTCAATCCCGTGCAGTGCTGGCAATGGATATTTCCCGGGCCATAATGGCTCCCCTGGATTCCGCCCCAGCGGATCAATCCCCTTCCAATAACCCTGCTTTGCCGCGTCAATCACGTCCGCGCCGTCTACATGCTGCGCCCAGGGCTCCGCGATCGCTGGCAAATTCAGCACCGTCCACTGGTCAGCGGCCTCATCTTCCACCATCCGCTGCAGGAGCCGTCCCGCCAGATCGTCAAAATGCCACCGCTGGTGCATCAGCACCACCGCGCCGCCCTGCTCCAGCCGCGTGTAAAATGTGGACCGGAACCACGCATCGATCTCATTCCGGGTCGTCTCGGATTCAGCTTCCTGCCGGTTTTTGAACGGGTCATCCACCACGCCCAGGTGCATCCCGCGTCCGATAATGCTGCCGCCCACACCCGCAGCCACCAACCCGCCTGCGTGCCCCTCGATCTCCCACGCATCTGCTGCACGGCTGTCATCGCTCATCTGCACCTGCGCATCCTCCGGCATCCCCGATTTCAAACCGAAGGCAGCCTGGAATGGCACATCCTGGATTACATTCCGCACCTGGCGGCTGAAACCCACTGCCAAACCGGCTGTGCAGCTCACCAGGATCACCCGCTTATCCGGATTGCGTCCCAGGAACCACGCCGGAAAACGCACGCTCACCAGCTCCGATTTCCCGTGTCGGGGAGGCATAAACACCATCAGCCTGCCAATCCCCTCAGTGCCCCCGCTGGTAATGTACCGCTCCACATCCATCAACTTCTCGGCCAATAACTGGTGGACCGCTGCCGCCCGGTACTGCCGGAACGTGTACCACGCGAACGCCGTCAAATCCGTCCGCGCCAGCTCCCGCCGTGCCAGCTCCTGCCTGACCGTCTCAGTCCTGACCGCTGTCCCCATCATCTGTTTGTCTCTATCCCCACACGTCCGCCTGGGAGCGCCGCACCCCAGTGCGGCACATTGCGGCATCTAAACCCCAGTTCGGCATGTTCCAACGTTCCAACGTTTTAACGTTCCCCATCCACCGGAATCTGCGCCAGTGCCGCCAGCTCATTAGCATCCATCGCCGCCAGCTCCCCGGCATCCGCCGTCCCCACATCCACCCGCTCCCGTGGGACATAATCCCCCGTAATCTTCAAAAACAACTCCCGGTCCCGGTAATTCCGGTACGACGGCGTCGTTGCGCTCTCGATCAGCGCATCCAGTACCTCCGCCCGCGCCTTCCCCAGCGTCGTAATCTGCAGCTTCCGGATAATGGTTTCCATCGCCGGATTATCCTGCTTCCACTGCCGGATCAACCGCGCACTCGCCAGGCCCAGCACCTCCGTCGCCAATTCCAGCTCCGTTTTCGGCTGCCGGATCGCCTTCGGCTGGCTCGCCCACAGCATATACACCGCCTGCCGCCAGCTCCAACCCTCCGCCAATAGCTGAACATAATCATCCAGCCACAGGCCCGCGTCCTCCGCGTTCTCGAAAATCCGACGCGCCACCTCGCTCCGCAGCTGCGCCTCATCCAGAGCATTTAGCGCCGCGTCCTCCATGCCTGGAAGCGGCAGAGCTTGAGGCGCCGGTGCGGACGGCGATGATGGAGTGTGCGAAGGCAAATCCGCTCCCGGTGCCCCAAGTTCTGCTGTTTCCAAAATCCCATCAACGATCATCATAACTCCCGACTTCAGACTAACCGTTTGTAGTGACCACTTTAGTGGTTGTTCCGACCGTTTGTAGTGACCACTTTAGTGGTTGTTCCGACCGTTTGTAGTGACCACTTTAGTGGTTGTTCCGACTTCATCATACGGCTCCCATTTCGGTTCAATTCCATATTCGCGTAACTGGCTGACCAAAATCACAACCCCCATCCGCAGCCGGTTCATCTCAATCTCCCTGCTGCTCTCCCGCGCCTTCAAACCATCCAGATCCTCCCGCAGCGCCTTGTTATCCGCGCGCAGCATTTGGTTGTCTGCCTGGATATCCGCCACCAGGTCTCGTAACCGGTTCCACTCATCCGCGTCCACCCGGATCCGGTTGTCGATCTCCTGCGCCTGCACCTGCGCCTGTAGTTTTCGCGCCTGCACCCTGGCATTCCACAAACCAAGACCCTCGCGCCCGGCAAGGGTCAACATAACCGTGATCACAATATCTAACCACTCAGGCATACGGTATCCTATCGTTAAAATAGCCTTCCCTCATCCGTGGTAGCGCCCGTGCCTTTTTCAACGCGGTCCAGATCAGCCACGCCCCACCCAGGAATGCCAGCCACGTATTGATCGCCGTCCCGATCACCGGCCACCCGAACGCCCCGATCTCCAGGTCAAACGCCCCTGCGTAGTGCAGCCCCACCAGCGCGATCACCACCACCAGGCCAAAACCCGCGATGGACTCATATTTGTATTTGAAAACATCCCACCAATCCCGGAACCCCGGCACATACTCCATCAGCACCAGCAGGAACACATACACAAACCCCGCCACCCAACCTCCCGACAACTCCGGCTGCGCGATCGGCCCGATCCCGCCCACGACCGGCTCATCCGCCGCCTGCGCCCCCACACGGCCCGCCGCCAGCACCAGCAAAACAACCACCACCATCAACACCATCGCCTTCCGCATATCTTCCTCCTGGGAGCGCCGCACCCCAGTGCGGCATCTCCAGATGTTAGACTCCCTCACACAAAAACGCGCTGAACAGCCGAACAATAGCCTCCCGTCTATTCAGCGCGTTTTCCGCATTTGAGCCTGATGTTAGGGACCAGACTCCATCATATAAAATTTGTGGTGGATACTATATTATGGCCTGCCCTAACCGCCCCACCACCTGCCTCTGGCCCACCGAGACGGTATCTAAATTACGCTTTACGCATTACGGACTGATCCCCCGACAGCCCACACGCCCCATTCAAAAACTATTTCACACCATTTACATCTCCATATTACCAAAAATAATTCCCGATGTTAAGACCTGCCAAATAAACATCCCAAACCACTCCCTCTCACGTTTACATTTATTATGGTATTGTGGTGTACCCACTCACAAATAGCCCAACTGCCACCCCATACCATCCCGAAAATTACCTATAATCACGCCTGAAACCCTCCAATTTGCCTCCCGTTTCCCTCCCATCTAACCGCGCTTTAACTCTGCCAGCAACTTCTCCAACTGCGCGATCACCTCCGCATTCCCCGTCTCCGCCCCCGCTCCACCCATCCGCGCAATCCGCGCCGCCACATCCCCATCCTGCAGCACCCCATAAATCCCGTCCGTCGTCGCCAGATTCGAGTGCATCACATTCTGACTGATCGCCTTCAAATCTGCCGGATTCCGGGCATGGTCGATTGCGTGCACCACATGCCCGTGACGTAATTTATGTGGCGTCATATACGGCACATGGGCCATCTCGCACAACCACATCAGATCCCCCCGCAGCGCGTGCGCCCGTTCCGGATTCTGCGTGAACACCGGCCCCAATGCCTGTCGCCACAACACCTCACTGAGCGCCGGATACCACATCGCATTCCCAGGCATCTCGGACCGCAAGCGCGTGTCCCATGCCTCCACCACTGCCAGCAGAGACGGGATCTCCAGCAAAAACGTTGTCGCAGATTTCCGGAACTTCGTCTTAATCCCCAGATTCGTCCACTGCCGGATCTCCCGGCCCTGCACATTCACCGCCCGCAGGGGCATCGTCACAAATGCGCCCACCCGCATCCCGCTCAAAAACAGCATGGCCGCTGCCGCCCGGATCCGGTCTCCCCGCAGCCCTCCGCCCGTTGTCCCCACCAGCAGCTCCATATCCAGCAGCGTATAAATCTCCCGGTGTTCCACCCCCGATGGCTGCGCAATTGGCTGCAGCGAGTCCAGCCACATCAACGTAATTTTTCGGTACCGCCTGGGATACGCGATCACCGCCCAGCGGAAAAACGTCCGCGCATCACTCACCAGCTTCGCCTGCGTCGCCGCCGCCAGTGGCTCCCCATCGCGCAGCTCCCTGGATATATACACCGGCCATGTCGGACGGATTGCCGGTGCATCCGACAGCAGCGCAGCATCTGCCCATGCCAGCAGCAGCCGCAGCGACGAATGCCGTGTCGCCTGTGTCTTCGCCGCATCCCTCTTCACATCTCGGCGATAAACCAGGTGCGCCTCAACATCCTTGAAATTCTGTCTGTCAATCACGCACAAACCTGCACACCGTGCCCCCACAAATCGAACACGTGCCTCGCAGTATATATTTACGCATATTGGGCTCCTTCCTGATAGACCCTGCCATAGTCACCGCCCGTTGGCACTTCACGCAAAACGCTTCCCCTTCCGCCAGCCGCACCCGCTCCCGTTTCAGCCCATCCATCCACTGTGCCAGCTGGCTTCCCACAATCCATAGATAACCGTTATCTTCTCGCCGGTGGGGAGCGCCCGCCGCGCACCAACGCCTGACCGATTTCGCACTCACCCCCAGTACACTCGCAATCTCAAAGGACCGGTACTCCATCTCCAGCAACTGCCGCATCCCCTTCCGCGCCCGCGTACTAATCCGTGGCTTTCTCTCCATCTGCATTCTCCATTTTGATCCCCCTCTTTACAAGTGGAGAGGGGGTGAGGTCTCCTCCAGCAGCTTCAACAACACATCCGCGTGGCACAAATTATCCAGATCGCACCAGCATGCCAGGTTCATCCCCCGCAGCGGCGCAATCCACACCTCAAACCCATCTGGATCGCTCTGCTTGAAACGCCGCGCACGTCGCTCAAACGCCTCAACCCGTTCCCGCTTGTTCAAAAACCCATCCGGTCCCCACGGATTACCCCACTGCGTGGGCCTCCCTACGTAGATCGTATCGGGAGGCATCCGCCAGCCCGCCTCCCGTTTCCGCTGCACCCTATGCGGCATCGAAATCCCCCTCCGCTGGACAACCCGCCTGCACATTTTCCAGCACATCCGTCAGCTCATGCTCGATCCATGCCGCGATCTGCGCATCCGTGATGACCTCACCGCCTTTCAACACCATCACCCTCGGATTCACCGCCGTGCTGCAGGCGCTGACCTCCACCGGCGTCCGCTGCCCTCCCCTGATTTTCACATTCAGATTGAATTCCATTTTGACTTTTCCCTGTTCGTAGTAGAGGTTTCAACCTCTATCCGCTTCATTGCCACCGGTCGCCATTCACCCTGTATGGACTCGATCTGCCTCACCCTCCCCCATTGGGGGAGGGATGGGGTGAGGGTCTTGCCTATCTCCCGCCGCGCATAAACCACCACCCCCAACCCGAACCCCAGCACCAGCGCCAGCGCCATCCCCGCCACCCCGACCACACCCACTATATTCACCGTCTGTTCTGCATCCGCCCTCTGCAGCGCCTGAATCAGATATTCCTGCATCTCCAGCGCCCCCCGCGCCTGCAGCGCACTCGCCTCCGCCTCCAACCGCCGCACCTCAACCTTCTGCAGCGCCAGCTCGCGCGAATTCTGCAGCTCCAGCGCCCCCGCGGCTACCACCCCAGCGAACAGCATCAGCAGCATCACCATTACAATTCCATCGCCCTTCATACGTCACCTCCACATCCAGCTCCATCGCCGTGACCTCGATCGCCAGATCCAGCACCCCGCGCCAATAATTAGCCACGTTATTGAGATCCACACGCCAGCGTATCCCCCCCGGACGGTTCTGCCGGACCCCCGCCACCATCTCAAACAACCCATTCCATAACCGGATCCGTGATCGATCATCGCCCTCATCCAGCACCAGGGTCATGGATCCCCCGGGTCGCGGCTCTGTACCGGCCTCGCCCTTTACATTCCGGTTAAATGGCAGGTAACACACCTCCGTCTTGAATTTCACACCCCCGCCCTTCCTCGTCACCGCCGTCGTTGTGATCTCCGCCCAGTATGTCAAAAAAGCCCGCGTTGATCCTGACATATACCCCCCTACTCTGCTAATAGCA